GTTTTGATTTTTTTCTTAATCTAACAAGGAGATTATTATGCCAGTTCCCGGAGGAAGTGCAAACTATCTGAAGAACACCACGGGCGGTGCTTTTTCTACACAATCCCAAGGCGGCACCATTTTAGGTAACGGAGTGGAAAGTACTCCAGCTAGCCCTGTCGCCAATCCTTTTACGCTTTTAGACAATGCCCCAGCGGTCAACCCCGACGCACTGAAACCAGTGACGGGTAGTATTGGTGGAGTGGCCCAGAAAGTTATCTCTGGTTCCACAGGCGGGTTTGCTTATCAAGCCGCTGGTGAATACACCGTGATGACGATTAGCACCAAGATTGCTGGAGACAGCTCTGATAAGGTGCTTATTCCGGGTTCGGATTCGATTCTTGGTCGTCGTGCAATTCATCAGTTCCAGCACGACTTTGGTGCTGACACTATGGCTCTGATGAGAGCTGGCCGATACTCACGCACCGGTTATCTCGATGACGGAACCACAAGGGTTGGCAAACGATCCGGCAATCTGTGGCTTGACGCTGCTGGTAACGCCTATCAAGTGCCAGCAACCAAGTCCGCTGGTTTACCGTGGGCACCGGGTGGATCATCCAGAAATGGCACCGGAGCAGCAGCAGCAAATACTGACTCCGCCGCTAACCCAACCCGCACCGTACCGGGTCGCTTGGCTATGGCTCGAACTTGGGTTACTACCAACCTCAACGTTTGGACCGCTGTAGATGGTAATCAGTTTACCTATAAAGCCATCACTGGTATGTAATCCTTGAACCAAGAAAGCGGGGGCTGTCCCCTAGTGGGCGGCCCCCTTTTCTATAACAATGAGGGACATACTTTATGAACGAAACCTTCTCTCTTATCAAGGATGTAACCGAGGTTATTGGATTGTTTTTTGTGCCTGTTATGGCATGGGTTTTATGGAACATAGTTAATCATGGAAAGCAGATTATCGTGTTAGAACAAAAAGTAAACGATTCACTAAACGCCAGAATGCAACGCATCGAAAAGCGTGTCGGTGGCATCGAAGAGAAGATAGACGAAATGAGCGAAAATGTTACCGAATGCAAAATGGTTGTTCATGACAACAAAAACCTTCATAGCGAAATCAGCCAGAAGTTTGACACCATGATGTCAAAAATCGACAACATGGGTCAGTAGCTTCATGATAAACTAATTCGGTCCTCACAATACCGCTTGTACATTAATTTGGTGTGCAGGCGGTTTTTTGTTTTTTTTAGTTGACAAAACCCCACGTATGGTGTATAATAATCTACACGATTGTAACATCATGAGACGATTGGAAAGGTGGTAATGGAAGTAACGAAAAGGAGTGGAACCAAGGAACGGTTTTCCGTAGAAAAAATACACAAGGTGGTAGAGTGGGCCACTAATGGGATTAACGGAGTATCCCTATCAGACATCGAGATGAACGCAAATCTCTCCATTCACGACGGCATAGAAACCTCTAAAATACATCAGATCGTAATTAAGTCGGCCAATGATCTGATATCAACGTCTGCCCCCAACTATCAGTACGTAGCAGCACGACTATTGAATATGCAACTACGTAAAGAGGTATGGGGCTGCGGCGACAAGCCCCCGCATTTTCAGACATTTCTAGAGCGGAATACCGACAACGGAATTTATGATACTGCGATTTTGGAGAAGTGGAATAATGAAGACATAGAGGTTATCGAGGGGTATATTAACCACAATCGTGACGACATGTTTACGTATGCTGGGTTACAGCAGATGATAGATAAGTACTTGGTGAAAAACCGAGGAACCGGCAACATCTACGAAACCCCACAATTTGCCTACATGACAATTGCAATGTGTCTCTTCAACAATCTGGACGATGTAAAAGAAGCATACGATTGCTACTCCACTTTCAAGATAAACCTGCCCACGCCGATAATGGCGGGAGTTCGCACCACCATAAGACAGTTCGCTTCGTGCGTTCTGGTAGATGTCGACGACGATCTTGATAGCATCTTTTCATCGGTGCACGCCGTAGGAAAGTACACCGCTCGACGAGCAGGCATCGGTCTGAATATTGGTAGGATACGCCCGATAAATTCTCCCATCAGAGGAGGAGAGGTTATACACACCGGACTGATTCCGTACCTTAAGAACTTCGAGTCTGCGGTAAAGTCTACTAGCCAAAACGGACTTCGCGGCGGCTCCGCTACAGTTCATGTTCCATTCTGGCACTATGAGATCGAAGATGTAATGGTTCTCAAGAACAACGCCGGAACAGATGATAACAGGGTTCGTAAGCTAGACTATTCTGTCCAGTTCTGCAAACTGTTTTACGACAGGCTAATTAAAAACGAACCCATAACCCTCTTCAGCCCACAGGAAGCCGAGGGACTTTACGAGACTTTTGGGGACAACAAACGGTTTGAAGAACTATATTTAAAATACGAGAGAGCCACATCCCTAAAATTCAAGAAAAAGATTCCGGCAAGAAAGCTGGCAGAAATATTCGCACGAGAGAGGCTGGAAACAGGCCGTATCTATAGTATGAATATAGACACAGCTAATACGCATGGGTCTTGGGACACTCCAGTTTACATGTCTAATCTCTGTCAGGAAATTATACATCCAACTAAACCGATTAGCTCGATAGATGATCCAGACGGAGAAATAGGAATCTGTATCCTTTCTGCACTCAACCTGTTAGAGCTTAACGACGACGAAGATATTGAGCGTGCTTGCAGGGTCGCCGTCAGGAGCTTGGAGTCTGTAATTGATTATCAGTCCTATCCGGTTTTAGCGGGTGAAAACTTTACAAAGAATCGAAGGTCTCTTGGAATAGGTATCACCAACTTGGCTGGCTTCCTAGCGAAGCACAAGCTCAAATATAGTGACAAGCGGTCACTGAAGCTAATTCACTCCACTATGGAGAAAATTCAGTGGCATCTTTTAAACGCTTCTTGTATTCTCGCCGCCCGAAAGGGGCCGTGCCCAAAGTTTTACGATACGAAGTACTCAAAAAAGAAGCTTCCCATTGACTGGTATAAGAAGACAGTGGATGAACTGGTTCTTCCTAAATACAGCATGGACTGGGAGGAGCTGAGAGAGAGGATAGCTAAGTATGGACTGAGACACTCTACGCTGTCCGCTATTATGCCCTGTGAGTCCTCCAGCGTCATTCAGAATAGCACCAATGGTATAGAGCCGGTACGAAGCCTACTTTCTTATAAAAAAGCTAAGAATGGCATTCTCAAGCAACTCGTACCAAATTACCATCGTCGTAAAAATTATTATACATTGGCGTGGGAAATGAAGAGCAACAAGGCTATAATGAATATAGCGGCGGTCATCCAAAAGTTCGTAGATATGGGAATGAGCACCAATCTGTATTACAACTATTCGCACCATAAGGATGGAAACATCCCTCTAAGCGAACTAATCAAAGATCAAGTCTATGGCTACAAGTACGGACTAAAGAACTTTTACTACGCCAACACACCAGACGGTGATGGCGAAACAGAAAAGGACATGCACTGCGAATCAGGAGCTTGTGCAATATAGGAGAAAAGAATGTTTGAAGGCTACAAAGGAAACAACTTTATCAATGGAGTGTGGTGTAGTGGTTCAGGGGAATCTTTTTCCAAAATAGATCCATGCACAGAACAGGAAATGGCAACGTTTCCCCAGTCATCAGAGGACGAAGTTAAAGAAGCGTGTGACTTAGCTAGGCAGTCTTTTAATAGCTGGAAAAAGTTAAGTCGTGTTAACAGAGCCGAGTTCCTGTTTCGCGTGGCTAAAATCCTAGAGAGAGACTTGGAGAAATTTGCCACAGCGATTTCTATGGAGACCGGCAAGAATTATAACGAATCGGTAGCAGAAGTTAACGAAGCTCTTCATATGGCTCAGTATGCTTTCGGCTCCGGTAGAACCCCACAAGGAGAATGTGTTGCGTCCGAAATTCCTGAAAAAGACGCCTATATGCTACGAAAGCCCAAGGGAGTTATTGCTGTTATCAGTCCTTGGAATTTTCCTCTTGCCATTGGTGCTTTTTGGTGTGCTGCTCCTGCTCTCGTGGAAGGCAACACAGTCGTTATCAAACCAAGCGAAGACGCCCCCCTCAGCACCGAGCTAGCAATAAAAGCCTATGAAGAAGCGGGTGTTCCCAAGGGTGTTATCCAACTTCTTCACGGAAATGGTCAAGTGGGAGACATGCTCGCCAGAAATGATGAAGTGGATCATATCTGCTTCACGGGGAGTGCCGAGGTGGGCCAGCACATCAGAAGAGTTTGTGCGGATAGCTGGCACAAGACATGCTCCTGCGAACTTGGAAGCAAGTCTGCTGTAATAGTATTTGATGACGCTAACTTTGAATTAGCTCTCTCTGCGGCTATTGCTAGTTCATTCAAGTTGTCTGGACAAAGATGTGTATCTGCTGGAAGGCTTATTGTACACAGGGATATATATAGTGCGTTTTGCCATCAGTTTGCCCAGTATGCAGAACAGGTAAAAGCCGGTCACCCTTTTGACTTGGACGCCACAGAAGCTGAATCAAATGCCAACTTCTTTAGCTTTGGCAACAATACACAGCGGAAAGCTCCAGTGCAAAATAAAAATGCTTACATGGGGCCACTAATTAATCAGGCCCAACTAGAAAGAGTTAAACAATACAACAAGATGGTTCTTGGTGACCCCGAAGCAGAGGTTCTCGTGCTTCCCGAATATGAAACCCCCGGTTACTACGCTACCCCGCTTGTGTACAAGACCGAGTGGAGAGACGTTCCCTATCTAAAACAAGAGGTGTTTGGGCCACATGTTGCTATTATTCCTTTCTCTGACACTGATGATGCTATCAGGATTTATAACGATACTGATTATGGACTTGCCGTGGGCGTGGTTACAGAGGATTACAAGAAGGCCAGAATATGCAGGGATCGTTGTGATTACGGTATGTGTTACTGGAATGGTGGCAGTATTGCTGCTGAGTCACATATGGCTTTCGGAGGAGTAAAAAAATCCGGTAACGGTTACCCCTCTGCTGCCCGAACGTTTAGGGCTGTGACGCACGAAGTATCGTGGACCGTGAACCATGATGAGACATTGAGCTTTCCCCAAGGAATGAAGTGATGGGTGCTTGGGCGTTAATACTAGCTTTTATATTATATCTAGTCGTAGCGGTAGACTTGGCATACAAAAAGAATTACCCCCTCGCCGTGGTGTTTCTGTGTTATGCCGTAGCAAACTTAGCTTATATCTGGGTAGGCGACTACATGAAAGGTAACACATGAAAATAGCGATAGTGGGAACAGGGAGAATGGGCCGAGCTATTGCGTGGGCCATAGATAGTCTGCATACTCAGGGCCAGTGGTGCGACTTAGAAACCCTAACCTTGGTAGATACCAGCATAGCTAGCCTCAAGGAATGTTCCCAAGAACTGGACTGCTCTGTTCTGGCGATACATTCATCTAGCGAGGATGATTATCATTACCTTGCAGACCAACATGTTGTCATTTCTGCGTTGCCATATCACCAAAATAAAACACTGGCCAAATATTGTATTGACGCCAAGACTTCTTATTGTGATCTAGGGGGGCACGTAGGGACAAGCAACGATATAAATAAGTATGCTGAGAAGTCTGGGGCTGTTGTGATGACGGACTTGGGGTTGGCCCCGGGATGGGTGAACATACTGGCCGACAGGGGATACCGCATGTGTCGTACTTCCGACTCTATACCCACGACGGTGGAAATGATGGTGGGGGGATTGCCAATAGATCCTCGAAACTATCTAAAATATGGTTGTACATGGTCATACGACGGACTTATTAATGAATATAGAGACCAATGCGAAGTTCTGATTAACGGCTTTAACACTCTAGCTGCTGGGATGTCTGGCTTGGTAGACATAGAAACTTCCCTCGGGCCAATGGAAGCTTTTTACACAAGCGGGGGAGCTGCTCACACGATAAAAACGATGCAACAAAGAGGAGTAAAAAATTGCCACTATAGGACAGTTAGATACAAGGGACATTGTGAGGCTATGAAGTTCCTCATGTACGAATGCGGCTTGAGTGACGAAGGGTTATCAGAATTACTAAGGCACGCCTGCCCGCCTGCTGACGACCTAGTTATCATACAAGCTAGGGTCGACGACTGGGAAGAAGAAAAAATTATCGTCTCCAACAAAAGATTTTCTGCTATGCAAATGTCCACAGCCTTTCCAATGGCTGTGATCGCCACCATGATTGCCCACCATTGTGAGCACGGAGGTGGACCCCTTTCGTACCAAGACTTTTCCCATTCTGCCTATAGGGAATTCGAGCTAAACCTAGATTTTCTTTTCAAGAAGGCGGAACAGAAACAATAGCATGAAGACTATATTTAACACTAATCACGTTGACCCAATGTCGCAACCTCTTTTCTTAGGGAAAGACTTGGGAGTCCAGCGATATGATGTTATCAAGTATCCTGTTTTTAAGGATCTCGATAGCAAGCAGATGATGAACTTTTGGAGACCCGAGGAAATCGAGCTGAAGAAAGATCGGGGTGACTTCAAGGAAATGTCTGATAATGAAAAGTTTATCTTTACCAGCAACCTCAAATATCAAACTATGCTAGATAGCGTCATCTGTCGTGGTGTCCCAACGCTGCTAGAGTATGTCACCAATACCGAGCTAGAAGCCTGCCTTATGACTTGGCAGTTCTTTGAAAAAATCCACAGCCAATCTTATTCATACATCATTCAAAACGTTTATGCAGATAGCAAAGAGGTTTTTGAGGGGATTTATGAAGACAAAGAGATTATGAGGCGTGCAAAAAGTGCAATCTCAGACTACAATAACCTGATGGGAATGGTTTGTGAGACGGGACGTATCTCCTCTCTTAGAAGACAAATCTACATGACCATAATTAGTATTAATATCCTCGAAGCTGTTAGGTTTTATGTCAGTTTCATCTGCTCTTTTGCGTTCGCGGAAAACAAAAAGATGGCTGGCAACGCAGATATCATCAAACTTATTAAGCGTGACGAAGCACTCCATCTAGCAAACACCCAAGAGATACTTAAAATTTTGCACAGGGAGAATGACGAGGGGTTTGTAAAAATTGCGAATCAGTGCCAAGACGACGCCGTCGAGATGTTTGAGCGAGCCGCTCAAGAAGAAAAGAAATGGGCGTCATATCTTTTTAAGGACGGTTCAATTATTGGGTTGAACGAAAATGTTCTGCATCGATATATCGACTGGTTATGCATGTCTCGCAGAAAGACCATTGGATTACCATACGAAAAGGTTGGTAAAAACCCGATAGCCGGATGGACTGAGCCTTGGATGAGAAGCGAGGCCGTTCAAGTGGCACCACAAGAACACGAGATAACTAGTTACAAGATTGGAGCCAGCAAGAACGATCTGGAAGACATGGATTTTGGAGATATGGGGCTATAGGAAATGGGAATCAGAGACGACTTAGCCGATCAATTCGGTGACGATTTATTGTTTGCTGACAACTTTGATGATGCTATTATTGGTATAGCCTCTGGCCACGATGCCGGAAGGGTTGTATATGATTACGATAAAATGATTGAGGTCTTTGTTCGCGACAACGGGTGTACTTATGAAGATGCACTTGAATATTTGGAGTATAATACTTTGGGTGCTTATGTCGGAAAACAGACCCCGCTTTATGTTATAAGGAACGAAGAGTGATAAAAAAGGTAGGAATTATAGGACAAGGGTTCGTGGGACAGGCGTTAAAGGAGTCCTTCTCGAAATACTATGAAGTGTTCACATACGACAAGTCTGTGGTGAAGATATCCACACACAACTCCGTGTCGGAACTGTGTGAATCGTGTGATGCTGTATTTGTTTGTGTCCCGACACCAATGAACGAAGATGGTTCCTGTAATGTTTCGATAGTAGAGCACATATGCTCCGAGGCCGTGAGTGCCGGAAAAGACCACGCAATTGTTATCAAGTCCACTGTTCCGCCGGGAACCACAAAACGTCTGAATGAACAGCTCAACACAGACCAAATAGCTTTCAATCCAGAGTTTTTGACTGAGAGATTCGCAAGTCAAGACTTCAAAAATACCAATAGGGTCTTGCTGGGCGGCAACATAAGAGTCACTACCGCACTCAAGCAATTTTATTCCCACGTGTTTCCAAATGTAACGGTAATTAAAACAGACTCCTCAACGGCTGAATACGTGAAGTATTTGTCTAACTGTTTCTTGGCGGTTAAGGTTTCTCTAGCTAATGAATTTGCCGCTTTATGCGGTGCGGACGGAGTTGACTACGATAAGGTTTGTGAATACGCAACGTTTGATCCTCGTCTTGGTCATACTCACTGGGTTGTGCCGGGGCCAGACGGAAAAAGAGGCTTTGGAGGCAGTTGCTTCCCAAAGGATCTAAACGCCATTTTGCACTTCGCTAACGAAATGGGAACTCCATGTCACACCCTACAAGGGGCATGGGAAACCAATCTAGAGGTCAGACCAGAGAAAGACTGGGAGCAATTAAAGGGGAGGGCTGTCACCTAGTGGACGCATTTTTGGCTGGTATAACAGCATGGACCATAGAATTTACCATCCTACTCATGGGACTACAGCTTCTCAAGCTGGAAGAAAAGAAAGTCTTTAACAGACGTAGAAGGAAAAATAAATGAGCTACACAAGAATTGTAATTGTGTCGGGATATTTCAATCCACTCCACACGGGACACTTAGACTACATAGAGGGTGCAGCCGAACTCGGAGACGAGCTGGTTGTCATTGTGAACAGCGACAGTCAGGTAAGACTTAAAGGCTCTAAAGAGTTTATGAATGAAGAAGATCGAGCCAGAATTGTGTCCGCATTGAAACCCGTTACTCGGTGCGTGATTTCCAAAGACACAGATGGCACTGTGGTAGAGACCCTTAAAGACTTATACTCACACTATTCGGTAGACTATTTTTTTGACAGTATGATATTTGCAAATGGTGGAGATAGAACAGCAGGAAACTCCCCAGAAGAGGAGTACTGCCAATGGAGAAACATAAAAACCGCTTACAATGTAGGGGGAGGAAAAACACAGTCATCAAGTGAACTTATCGGTAAGGTGTCAACTAATGAGTAAAACAGCGTTGGTTACGGGGGGATGTGGTTTCATCGGTTCTCACATTGTTGACGAGCTTGTGCTGAGGGAATTTGATGTTACGGTAATAGATAACCACTCCGCAGATTGTCATGAGCAGTTCTATCATAACGATAATGCAAGGTATCACAATATAGATATCACTCAATATGACGCAATAGAACCACTGTTTTCTGGGATTGATTATGTTTTTCATGCTGCCGCAGAGGCTAGAATACAGCCCTCGATAGAAAATCCAAGACTGGCATTCCAAACCAACGCTATAGGAACTCTGAATGTTCTGGAGGCGTCTCGAAAGAGTACTGTCAAAAGAGTCCTCTATTCTTCTACCTCATCAGCATATGGACTCAAAAACAGCTCTCCAATGGTTGAAACAATGGAGAGAGATTGTCTAAATCCTTACTCCGTATCAAAGTGTGCTGGAGAAGACCTATGCAAGATGTACTACGACTTGTATGGCGTCGAAACAGTCGTCTTCAGATACTTCAATGTGTATGGTGAGAGACAGCCCACCAACGGGCAGTATGCCCCAGTCATTGGTCTCTTCCAGAAACAGTATCGAGAAGGAAACTATATGACCGTTGTTGGAGACGGACAACAGACTAGAGACTATACACACGTATCTGATATTGTAAACGCCAACATGACAATGGCTTTTTATCAGGGCCGTAGGGGTTTGGGCACTGTGTTTAATGTGGGCACCGGCAAGAGCTGCTCCGTCTTAGATTTAGTATCGATGATTGGTGGCGTGTATGGAAAGTATAGACATATAGCAGAGCGACCAGCGGAGGCCAGATTCACAGAGGCTAATATAGATAAATTAAGATCTTTTGGATGGGAACCTTCTATTGACCTCAAGACATGGCTGGAGCAAAGTAAATGAAAAATTTAGTTGAGCTGCTGGGTCACTACGGATCAGATGTAACAATCGCGTGTTCCGCTTGGACAAGTACCAACCGAGACCTAACAGACGAAAAGAGGGGTCGAGTTGGCAAGCTTATCAATATGTTATGGAGCAATGGACACGAAACACCCTTTGAAAAAGGTGTTGTCCATTTTTTGGTTGATACCGATATTGCTAGCCACGTCCATCTACTCAAACATCGGATCAGCAGTCTCAATGCCGAGTCCGCTAGATACAAGGAACTAAAAGAGGACAAATACTACCTTCCAGAAGACTGGAGAGACGTGTCTCTGGGCGTAGAAGAAATGTTTCGTTCCCCCTCAGATACGTGGTACGAAAGACTGGCGGAATACACAGAGGAGGGTAACAGGCTATACCACGCCTGCATGGAAGATCTAACTCCGGCCCTTGGTAGAAAACGTGCAAAGGAATCTGCTAGATTCTTCAAGACATACAATAGCCAAATACAGGCCGATATCATGTTTAATATGCGGAGTTTTGCCAATTTTCAAAAACTGAGAAATAGCGAACACGCACAGTTAGAAATCAGAGACATAGCAGAACAAATGCTCGCATTGGTTGCGAACATCGAAGGAAACCCCTTCAAACATACTTTAAACGCATGGAGATGTGATGACGAATGAAGAAGCAAGATACGGGGGAATGGTTGACAATTTGATTGACGGGATTCTGGATCGCGTTGGTATCGAGCCTGAATTAATCAAGAAAATTAACAGTTTAGTTTCAGACGTAATGCAGCATGTCGAGTCTGAACAAATCGGGGATGAGACAGTATTTACTATACATTTAAATAAGATCCATTTTAAGATGAAAAATAATACATGAGTATACAAGATCATTATGCTAGGATGAAGCAAAGAGACAACCCCTTTTCAGAGCCTGCGAGAGACCTTGCTTCACTAACGGAAAGGGTTATCCAGTGGCATCGCGATAGAAATCTTATTGGAGGCAGTTCGGACAAGGATCAGGTTCTAAAATTGCTACAGGAACTGGGAGAATTATCCGACTCTGTTTGCAAAAATAACGACATAAAAGACGATATCGGGGATATGCTGGTGGTTATGCTTAATATTTGCGAGCGAAACAATGTAAGTCTTTTTGACTGCCTTAAAGTCGCCTACAACGACATCAAAGACAGAAGGGGGCGTATGGTGGATGGAATTTTCGTAAAAGAGGATGACTGAATGTGTATATACTAGTAGTTTGGATACCTTTTTTGACGGGATTTTCAAGTGCCAATCAGTAATCTAAATAATAGCAGGATTTTTAACGCCTGTCAGGGTGTTCTGTACAGGAAGCGACAGAGCACCACGTCGGGTGGAACTGATAATTCTGCTGGTACTATGGATGTTCTGCGTGGCGTTCAATCCATAGGCGTGGATTCAAGCTTTCCCAGAACACCCTACACTGACCTTGGAAGATTCCAACAGGAATACGGCAGCTATGGAAAGCAGGAATTTTCGATAACCATCGACAGAGTGCTTGACGGGGGCAACGATGACATAGGTTACGGAAGGCCATTTTATTATCCTGTCGGTAGCCCATCCGCCTATAAAACTTCTCATCTACTGGACTCCTCCAATCTTGGTGCCGATGGCTTCAGTGGAACTCTAAGAAACTATGACATCTGCATTGTTTATAGCGATGATGAGGCGGCATATCTAGGAGACCCCAAGGGCAACCAAAAGTTTTCTAGTGCCACATACAGATCCTGCCTGTTAACATCGGTAGACTATTCTTTTGCGGTGGATGGCCCGATAAGAGAAAGTCTGTCTTTTACCACTGGGGTCGCCACAATGAACGATATCACTGGACTAGGCAGTGTAACATGGGGCACGCCAACCGCGTCACCTCCTACCCCCGTAGGGTTTCAACCCCCAGCGATGCTTTTAACGAGACGACACCTTGATTCACTAGAATGGAAACTGCCCGAGGAAGTAGAGGACATGTTTGATATGGGCAAGACTAAAAAAGAGGGAGCTTTTGGCCCAAATTTACCAGTGATAGGACTGCAAAGCATAGAGCTGGGAATGACTATCGATTATATGGATCTGTTCGATAATGGGGAATTTGGAGGAGCCAGAGGAGATAGAACCAAACAAAACTTTATGAAACAGATAGTACTTCCAGTTGGTGTAACAGCATCTTTCACTGGGGTGGTCGCAGACACATACAAGGGGAGAGCGTCGACCGACTGGGAGCTGAATGATCAAAATTTTGCAGGAGGCACTGGGAACTTATCGCTCTATAAAACCAACAGAGAAATTGCCCTATATACGAAGGCACTGGGAGAAGATAATACTACTAGATATATTAGCTGGCTACTGGGCAAGAAAAACTATTTAACAAGTTTAAGCTTCGGGGGAGGCGATGCCAGCGGTGGCGGCAATGTAGAAGCTACCCTGTCTTATCAAAACGACCACAGTGATTTTGTGGTTTTTCAAGATACCACACTGTACGCCAACCCCACAGCAACAGAAATTTACTAAGGTACACATGGCTAGAAAAAAAAGAAACCCAAAATACAATGCTCGCCCCGCCCGAAAGAAGCTCAAACCAAAGACTCAGAATCAGGCGGAATATATTAGATCTATGGTCGAATCCGATGTGACGTTTTGTTCTGGGCCTGCGGGAACCGGCAAGACGGCGGTCGCGGTCGGAATGGCTTGTGAGTACATCCTAGAAAACAAGGTAGAAAAGCTCGTTATAACCAGACCCGTGGTGGAATCTGGAAGGGGTCTTGGGTTTTTACCCGGCACTCTCACCGAAAAAGTTCAGCCATACCTAGTTCCCGTGATGGAAGAAATGAAGCTTTATCTAGGAAAAGATACATATAACTCAATGAGATCTAGCAATACTATCGAAATATGTCCTCTCGAATACATGAGGGGAAGAAATTTTCATGATACATTTATGATACTAGATGAAGCACAAAATGCCACCTTTGAACAAATCAAGATGTTCTTGACTCGTATTGGGATGGGTTCTAAGGCTGTAATTAATGGAGACTTGGACCAGACGGATCTCAGAGGTAACGAATATGGTGGCCTCCATTCATGTATCTCAAAACTTGACAACTGTCGAGGGGTTTCTATTTGTGAGCTGGATTCCTCAGACATCGTCAGAAATAGCATAATATCAAATATTTTGGATCGGCTAAAATAAAAAGTGCATTCTTCGCACGCCCAACCCCATAATATAGAAATTGACGAAAGGAAAAACAATGCCTCTTTACGACTTTGAATGCACGCCTTGTGCCTACTACACAGAAATTCAGCAGCGTATGCAAGACCCATCTGTACTGAAGTGTCCTGTTTGCGGAGAGACGACTCTCAGAAAGGTTTTTATCAGCCCTCCCCACGCATTCGTTAGGGGGGAGTCAAAAACAATTGGCCAACAAGCCGAGAGAAACTACAAGAATATGGGATTTTACGAGAGGCAAGACAAGGCTATTAAAGATGGGATAGATCGCGAGACAAAAAAGAAGCAGAAAGAAAAAAGAGAAACACATCAAAAAATAGTGTCTATGACTCCTGAGCAACAGGTCAAGTGGATCAGAGAGGGCGATAATGGAAGATGAGGTTAAAAAAAATATTGACCTTACGTCTAGGCTCCCCAGTGGACTCCCTTCGTCTCCCAGAATAGTTGGGCATAACAATGGCAGTGGGGACATGTACAGGAGCACGAAGCCCCACATGGCTATAGTAACGATGAAGGTTGACATAAGAGCCATGAATCCAGATGGGACGTTAGATCTGCATGTTATGGGTTCAGAAGCGTTGAAAAAATATAACATAGGACAAAAGGCACAGTTTGTGGTCAAAGGCACTTCAGAGGCGAAGTGCATAGACAAATTAAAGAAACTTTTGGAGAGGATAAGCGATGGGGAGAGGTGAAAACGAAGATGTTTCTGGTCTAGACTTGCCAGACCCACTCAAAGTAGATATCGTCTTTTATGACGACCGAGGCGTGGAGGCAGATGAGCAAAAGGCTGTCGCCAAAACGGTTTCAACGATCCTTGGTTATGAACATCCATCTACGCAAAGATTCATATTGTATGGACGAGGAGAAATCTTAGACCCTCATGGCACTGACTTTCGGGGAAACAGGAATTTATACAAATACAAAAAGGTCTCAGAAGATACATTTGAGAACTATATCAAATATTTGAAGTCGAAGAACACGTTGTATTTTACTAGAGCTAGAAGACTTGTTATGGAGTAAAAAATGAAAAAGGGTCCACTTTCAAATAAAGAAAAAGAATATATCACCGAACATCTTTCTGAGGGAGCTGAAAAACTCGCTAAAGAAATGAATCGCTCGGAATCTATTGTGCAAAAATTTGTCGACAATTTGCCCAGTGACACAGAAGAAAAAAGTGATGTCAGTGGTCTCTTTGCCAGAAACGAAGAGAGAGGGGTTACTGTGATGACGGAAACCGCGTCTATGGCGGCAGACGAGAACAAGAGTAAAGAGACAAAAACCCCCTCGTCACCAGATAGATATAGAAAGTATATCCATAAGATCAAAGAGTAGCCAATGTCCCCAATCTGCACGAACTTTGATGGGTACATGAAAAAATTGTGCCACGAAGACTTGGTGATGAGTTGGCAAGTCACTCTAACTGACAATACGGTTGTTTACGGCGACTACGAACGTCCCGATCTTGACAATCCTTGGAACAGGTTGAGAAAACATTGCCAGCACAACAACGTGTATCCCGCAAAAGTAGAACTCTACATGTTTGGGGCGGAGCATCGCGTTTTTTTTGAAGACTCGCAGGGACTGGATGGAATCTCCATCCTGCGTGGCGTGGGACAGGAGCAGACGATGGATGGGTCTTTTGGCCAGTCCTATCAGACTTTAACTGTGTCATTGCTGAGGGATTCGTGCGATTATATTGACGTAGCCAAGTACACTTGGCCTATCAATCATTTTGAGGCGGCAGAATCTGTGAGAGGGCTGTCTCTAGACAACTTGAAAAACATGATCTTTAAGAATGAATCAAAAAAAATCAAGCACCCGAGAATACAAGAGTATCTCAACATCGCAGCCATGTAGTGCCCCACAATATATTGCGGAATTGGTGTGCATACGTCGGAGCGAACGGGAAAATACCGGAAGCCTCGAATACAAGTTCTGGAATAACTCTAAGAATGAGCAGTATCAAACTCAGGTTAGGGTTGCCGCGAAGCTTGTGAAAAAGTACGGAGACCAATCTATTCTGCACTACCTGAACAGCCCTAGTGGAAGAAGTGTTTATTCGCTAGGGTTTCTACACAAGTCTAAAAAATTTGTTCTCCCTCTAAAATTTGTCGAGGAGGGGGTTGAAAAATCTAAGAAGATACTTGACGAGCAAGCAAAGAAGGAGAAAACTGTAATCGATCTTCCTAAAGGGGAGTACAAACCGAGGAAACAAAAGCCTAAAAATACATTAATGTCAAAGCTGAGGAAACTAGATGGCAACAAAAACGAAGACTCCTGAATATCTGAAAAAGATTGTTAAGGACTACGGAGAAATAATTCGCAGCGGCACCGAGGTCTTAGAGCAGAAGAAGAATTACAAGACCATTTTAGTCAGTCCTGCAATAGATATCGCTTTGGGTGGCGGGATCAGAGAAGGAAGCTGGCTCACGCTAACAGGAGACCCGAAATCTGGGAAGACCACCACAGCCATGCAAATTGCTGCCAACTGTCAGAAGGACGGCAGGCCAATCATTTATCTGGATGCGGAAGGCAGACTAAAGGATATGAACTTCGAGGTCAGAGATCTAGACCCCGAGAAGATGACTATCGTGGCACCTGAAGACAAGCCTATTCCTGCGGAGGACTTTCTGGACGTGGCGTATAAGATGTTGAGCCACCCAGATTACTACGGTGCTGTTTTAATTATTGACTCGATTTCTTCATTGATGCCAAAAAAAGAACTGGATGGAGACTTCAGCCCCGGAAGAGCGGGTCTTCCAAAAATCCTATCTATATTTACAAAGAAGATTGGTCAATTGCTACCCAGACAACACGGCTTGATTATTGCTATCACGCACTATATCGCCAATACGGGCGGCTTTGGTAAGGCAAAACTTGCGGATGGTGGTAACAAAATCCAGTATCAAGCAGACACCCGCATGGAGATAGCCGGAGGAGGAGAGAAGGTCTCGGCTGTTTCTCCGTGGACAAGCACTAATGGCGATAGGATAGGACAGGTTATTAACTGGAAGATCATCTGCTCGTCTATGGGTGCACCGGGTGGTCAGGTGCAAAGCTATCTCAGATATGGTTATGGTATTGACAAGACGCAAGAAATACTGATGCTGTCTTGTGATCTGGGTCTTATCGACAAGTCTGGAGCTTGGTTTACATGCACATTTATGGAGGGGTGTAAGGACTTGGCAAAAGAGATCAAGCCAGACCTAAATACAGATGACGAAGAGGCTTTTAACAAAGCTTTTAAATTTCAGGGGCAAGATAACTTATATGCATTCCTGTCTGAAAATCCAAAGCTTATTGAGTTTCTTGAGTCTTCGATTAGGGAAATGTTGTGAAAATAACAGGCTTAGACGGCAAAGAATATAGCTGGAACCCGTCCAGCAAAGAGTCCTCTGTGAAAAAAAGATCGAAACTTCACGAAAAAGCCAAAGATCTCCTTGACATTCTATTTCCATATGATAGAATATTGGAAGAGGTTTCACTCGCCGGAACAAGCTCTGGGCCAAGAAGGGGAACGTTGCGTGCGGATTTTTTTATTCCCAACAGAAACCTAATTGTCGAGGTTCATGGAGAGCAACACTTTAAGTTTAACAAGTTTTTTTTTAATGATAAGCTTTCCTTTTACAGAGCCAAGGCGAGAGACAAGGACAAGAAAGAGTGGTGTAGTCTTAACGGTATAAGATTAGTAGAGTTTAACTACAACGAACCGGAAGAAGACTGGATAAGCAAGATATGACTACCAAGTGGCAATACTCAATGAAAAAGAAATCTAACGACGAGCTGTTTTACGTACAGGACTTGCGGAAAACCTGCCCGACCTGTGCCACGAAACACGCGGTATCGGTGTACGACGACTTTACGTTTCATTGGCTTCTTCCCTCTACATCAATACTGGTCTATCACATTAAGCAGTTTGAAGAACAATTAAAAAATGATTCGAGTAACTGCGACACAGTCATTACACATGCTGGCTGTTACACTTTACAGCCCAAGATTTTCCACAGGCCAAAACATAAGATAGGAAGACCGACTGTAAGCCAGAACTTAGACCTTGATCCAATAATGGCGAAATGTAAAAGGTTATATACAAACAACCTTTACGAAAATATACACGACAGAATCCTCCCGCTGCCATTGGGGATTTTCAGAAAAGAGATTGCCGATTTTACCCATCTTAGAGAAAATAGAAAAGAACATTTTTGTTACGCTAACTTCTCTATGACTATAAATTATAGAGCTAATGTCGCTCTATGGGCCGCCAATAACCCTCATATAGATTGTCGATTCGCAAAAAGGTTCCCAGAACTCGAAGAGGATTTGGATGAGAACTTTCTATCTGATGAAATATTACCGTTTGAAGAGTTTTTATCACTCTTAAGTTCTTACCGCTTCTGCATAGTTCCCAATGGAGTAGGAATAGATACAGATAGACTATGGGAGTGTATATATATGAACGTTGTACCAATTGTTCAAAACAATTATGGTAATCGTATTTTTTCTAAAATATGGCCTATGATTTTAGTAGACAGGTATGAGTTTGCAGATATACCCAAGCTAACCGACCAATTTGAACAGCGATATGGAAAGAATATCCAATACAACCACGACCTCCTTTTGAGAAAAAATTTGCCAGAACTTCTGGATCGAATAGAACATGAATGTGGAAAGGTATAGGCGGTGACAGGAGAAGAAAAACTAAACGAATTTTTAGAGGCTATTGACGATTGGATCAGTTGCAATAACATCAAAAGCCCAAAAGGCCCAAGAAAGAACCTTAAGGGCGAAAATGCTAGCAACATACCAAAAATACTTAATATGACCTCCGACACGCTTAAGATGCTTACTGGTGAAGAATGTCTTGTATATGCATATGAATTACACAGCTACGCCGAATACATAGAAACACTTCGCACAAAAGAAAATGCAGTTTTAGAGTGGGCGGATTCCAGTATTTGGTATATAATATCTACAGTGATGAACCAGTACGGCACTCAATATACAAAATGGCAGGAGAAATACTACTCGGCCATCAAAGAGAACCCTCTGGCCTCCCAAATACTCAAAGTCAAAAATCATGCCGAAGCCAGAGTGAAGATTCTCGACGGAAAAGCCGATAGAATACAAAGCATGGCTCAAGTACTTAACAACCTATCCAAAAGGAGATAGCAATGATGTCCGAGCATCTAGAAGACTTCTTGGGGTCTCTTTCCCCAGAACAGAAACAGGAGCTTATTAAAGCTTTGACGAATGACTCAACAAAGCCAGAGCCAGAGCCAGAGCCAGAGCCAGAAAAACCGAAAGAGAACCTCAGCCACTCCCGTTTGATGCAGGAGGGGAATTACACTACACAGATCCAGAAGAATAAAACCGAGGGAGAGGTTATGGGTGTCCCCGTAAATGAGATGCCGAGGTTCAATAAGTTTGAGGACGATGGAACCGAACATAAAGATCAGATAAATAAAACCCCAGAGGTTGATCTAACGGAAAGACGGCGTGAGCCATACAAAGACATTGAGCAAACATGTACCCGCTGTAATAAGTCTATTAAGACACATCCCCAACACCATAGAGAATTTTTCATTTGTGACCGATGCCTAAAAAGATAACTAAAAAACTAGAAGACCTTGCGGCAGAGAGAGCTGTACTAGCAGCCCTCTGTCAATATGGACTGGACGCATATCTCGAAATAGACTTTATCAGCTCGCGAACTTTTACAGATCCCGCGAATCAGTTGATATTTGACTGTATCTATGCCTCTATTGCGGAAAACACTCAGGTGGAGCTGTCATCCATCCTGTCGTCTGCTAATGATTTGGGCGTGTATGACCAAATCAACAACAAAGAGGAAATTGGGTTCATTAGATCCCTGTTCAATTTTCCTATTCACAAGGAAAACATCGGCACTCACGCCGCAAAAATAGCAAAACTCAGATTGGCGAGGGATCTCCAAAAGACACTGAAGGCTTGCGAGAACGAATTAAACTCCGTGACGGGCGAAGAAGATGTCATGGATCTCGTTGCAAAGATCGAAGAGCCTTTGCTAGAGGCTACCGGCGACATATATCAGTCGTCTCGGAAAAAGGCCGAGATTCTTGGCGAGGGGGTTCAGGATTATGTTCAATATCTGTCTGAAAATGTATCCGACTTTGTTGGTATTCCAAGTGGCTTTGCTAGGTTTGATCAAGCTATTGGTGGCGGCCTGAGAAGAAAATGCGTCGATCTTGTTGCTGCGAGACCAAAGGTCGGTAAATCTATGTTTGGTGACGCCGTAGCGATGCATGTTTCGGGAGAGCTGGATATTCCGGTATTAATGCTGGACACCGAGATGTCTAAGGAGGATCACTACAATCGCATCTTGGCGAACCTCTCGGGAGTTGAGATAAACAAGATTGCCACTGGACGCTTTTCTGAAAACGAAATAGAGAAGGAAAAAGTATTCGCCGCCGCCGAGAAGCTGGAGTCCATCCCATATCACTATATCAGTATTGCTGGCGAGTCATTTGAAAACATACTGAGCCAAATGCGAAAATGGATATATCAGCATGTTGGTTTTGACGAAGATGGACAAACTAAAGAATGTTTAATAGTTTATGACTACTTGAAGTTGATGGGGTCTGAGGGTATCAGCTCTTCCATGCAAGAATATCAGGTATTAGGGTTTCAGATTACGAAGCTTCATAACTTTATGGTAAAGTATGACGTTCCGTGTCTGGCGTTCGTCCAGCTCAACAGAGATGGAATCACTAGGGAGTCTACGGACACGGTTTCTGGGTCAGATAGGCTTATTTGGTTATGCACAAGCTTTTCTATCTTCAAGATGAAATCGGATGAAGAGGTTGCGACAGACGGCGTTGACAATGGAAACAGGAAGTTGGTTCCGGTTGTCGCTCGCCACGGCGAAGGATTAGACGACGGTGACTACGTTTGCATGAAAATGCACGGCAGATTTGGACGCATAGAAGAGGGGGAGACTAGAAACGAAATCCATGAAAACGGAAGAAATAGACAAGAAGGCTTTGAAACCGATGAGGATATTGACGAAGAATCAGATCTCGGCAATCTGTAATGAGATGTTCCCTAAGTTGTCATCACTGATGGCCTACTTTGACATAGAATACGTGGAATATCCCAATCGGCTCGCCTTCCCGTGTCCTGTTCACGGGGGCGATAATCCAGAGGGATGCTGCATCTTTACGGATGGCATGACTCAAAAGGGGAATTGGTCTTGCTGGACACATCACTGTGAGGAAGAGTTTGCAAACAACCTCTTTGGTTTCGTTCGGGGTTGCTTGTCCCAAAGGAGAGACAAGAACATCTCTATGAACGAGGCGGCAGCCTTCTGTTCCAATTTCTTGGAAAAGGATATTGAAGATTTAAACCTCGATGCAGATTACAAAAATAATTTTAAAGTAATTGATATTTTTAGCAGGAAGATTGAAAGATCTGATCCGATAATAACAAGAGAAGAAATTAGGTCAAAAATAGAGATACCAGCCGAGTATTACGTGGGTCGCGGATTCCTACCAGAAACCCTCGACAGCTTTGATGTGGGAACGTGTTCGGCAAAAAATCAGCCAATGTCGGGAAGAGTGGTTGTCCCAATCTACGATGAAGGCTATAATTACATAGGATGTGTGGGAAGAGCAATTAGCGAACACTCTAAACCAAAGTGGCTACACAGCCGTGGCTTCAGAAAGTCAATACTATACGGACTAAATGTGGCCAAAGATGAGATACTCCGAACGCAAACTGCGATTCTCGTTGAGGGACAGGGGGATGTTTGGAGGATGCATGAGGCAGCTTTTAAAAACACTGTTGGTATTTTTGGATCTAGTATTAATGATGACCAACTAATGTTGCTGGAATCTAGCGGTGCACTTGATCTCATTATTCTTACCGACTCAGACGAAGCAGGCGACAAGGCTTTTGAACAAATTGTTAAAAAATGTGGCCGGAGATTCAACTATTTTCGCCCATCAATCTCCCACAAAGACGTTGGGGATATGTCTGTGGAACAAATCAAAGAAGAACTATCTCCCCAACTGAAAGGAATAACTCATGAACAGTAGAATTTTAGCCTTTTCTGGAAGTAAGCAGTCTGGCAAGAGTACATGCTGTAACTTTCTTCACGGCTACCAACTGAGATGTCAAGGCATTATTGACAACTTTGCAATTACCGGAGAAGGGCAGTTAGTGGTAACTACAAACGTTATCAATGAGAGCGGCGAAGAGGAGGTTGGTGACGCCCTTCTTGACGTTTCCAGAACAGACCTAGAGTTTGCCGAATGGGCCATGTATAGCATGTGGCCGTTTGTCAAGAAATACTCTTTCGCCTCCCCCCTCAAGGAAATTGCAACTGGACTTTTTGGACTAAGACCAGAGCAATGTTACGGGACAGACGAAGAAAAGAACACATTGACAAACATACGATGGGGAGACCTTCCCACCCCAAACAAGAAATCGAAGAACAAGAAGATGACAGCCAGAGAATTTCTACAGTACTTTGGGACTGATGTATGCAGGTCCATGTACGAAAACATCTGGGTGGACAGATGCATTGCGGATATCCAATTTGAAGGCCCTCTCGTTGCAATCGTTGATGATTGCCGTTTTCCAAACGAAGCCGATGCTATACAGAACGCCGGAGGTAAAGTTATTCGCCTCGCCAGATCGCCACACAAGGATTCACACAGTAGTGAATCAGCTCTGGACAAATGGGACAACTTTGACGCCGTAATCGATAATCAGAAAATGACTATTGAGGAATCTGCCAAAGAGGTGATAAGCCTTCTTGATTCGTGGGGTTGGTTAGGAAAAGAAATCACTGCCACAGAAGCCAAGGCACAGTGGGAGCCGGAGCAAACGCCGCCTGAGCCAAAACTTGTGGGCGGTATCCACACCATTAAGGAGAAAGATACAGAATGATCGTAACATACCTCAGAAGCTCGTCCTACAATAACTATGATTACTGTCAGATGCAGTATTTCATCACGTATGTTTTGGGTCACCAATCAACCTCTGGAAAAAAGGCTCAACTCGGAACCATAGTACATAAGGTTATGGAGTGCCTATCCGCGTGCAAAAAGAAACTACAGGACAGTCCTGATAAAAAGAGTCTCTACATCAACGACGACGCAATAGGCAAGGTTAACTTTACTCCTCGCAGCCTATTTACTAAAACTTTTGTGTCCAAGCTTATCACAAGAAGCTACGAGTACTACACAGAGAACTGCACACATAAGTATACTGGGGCGGATGTCAAGTTTTGCAGAGAGTCTACCGAGGCCGCATTGACCTACAATGATGGACAATTCGATCCCAGAAAACGAGATGTTGTGGCTGCGGAACCACAGTTTGATATAACGATTGATGAACCTTGGGCTAAATACGAATATAAAACGGCTGACGGCAAGAAGATGGAAGGTCAACTAGCTATAAAAGGCACAATCGACTTGGTGACTCAGGTTTCGGATAATACTATCGAGGTTATCGACTGGAAAACCGGTAGAAGACTGAACTGGGCTACGGGAGAAGAAAAAACTTACGAGAAACTACTTGACGATCCGCAATTGTTACTGTATAATTATGCTATATCAAAATTGTACCCAAACTACGATCAGGCTATTATGTCGATCTTCTATATAAAAGACGGCGGCCCTTTTAGTATGTGTTTTGACAAGTCTGATCAGGATAAGTTTTTAGGAATGCTGGAAAAAAGATTTAAGCAGATACAGCGGAACGATTTTCCGATGCCGTGCTCTAGAAACAGATCCAGCTTCAAGTGTACCAAACTTTGCGACTTCTATAAAAAGAACTGGCCGGATACCAGCATATCTATGTGTGAACATGTTGAAGAAAACCTAAAGGCTTTTGGCCATGATGCCACGGTTGAGCAGTGTAAACGAGAGGGGTTTGAGATAGACTACTATGAAGCACCCGGATAAAATGACAAAAGAAGAAGTAGAAGAGGCTCTTTACGAGTTAATAGATGAAGGATTAGTCGAGGCACACGCCATAGACGAAGATGGAAATTTTGCATACCGACTAACACAGTTCGGAAAAGATGTTGGAAAAAAACTTAAAAACCGGAGACCAGATGATGAAGAATGAATATATGATGGGTAATCTTATCTCTTTAACAACACTTTCCTCGGGTGCTGGATTGGCCTATCTGTCCAATCCTGCGTGGCCGTGGTTTTTGGCGGCGGGATTCGTAGCATTTTGGACGACTATAGGTGCACAAATTAGAAACAATGATAGAAATTAAAATCACAGAACAGATGAAGAAGCGAGCTTGGAGAAAGGCTCGCGAGATGGGCGAGATCAACAATTCGATCACCAAAGGCGACGGAAACATTGCGGGCTTTTTAGGGGAGCAGGTCGCTAACGAGGTGATCAAAGGTGATGTCACCAACACCTACAACTACGACATACTCAAGGACGGCATCAGATATGATGTCAAGACAAAAAGGTGCACCAGCGAACCCAAGCGTTATTATGAATGCTCTATAGCCTCCCTGCAAATAAAACAAGATTGTGACATGTATGCGTTTGTTAGGATAGAAAATATCAAGGGCCGATGGGGAAGAGCGTGGGTTCTTGGCTTTTATGAAAAGCACGAATATTTTGAGGACGCTCGTTTCTTAAAAAAGGGCCAAATAGACGGAGACAATAACTTTAGGGTTAAGGCCGACTGTTACAACGTCCCCATCGGTGACTTAAAGAAATTATGATTAAAAGAACCCACAAGAGCCATATTCTCCAAGTGCTGAGAGACAACAACACATGGGAAATATTAGATTTGGGATGTGGTCGATTCGCTTGGGAAGAGGCACAAACCCTTTCTGATATGGTCGATCACACGGATCTATATCCAGAAAAACGTTTTGTTCAGTCGGACGCGGCTAATACCCCTTTTGATGACAAGCGGTTCGATTTTGTTATAGCTAGCCACATAGCCGAACATATGCATGATCTAGATAAATTTTTAACGGAGTTGTCTAGGATTGCAAAGCGTGGCTACATAGAAGTTCCTCTTCCTTTGTTCGATAACTTCACGTATGGAAACAGGGAGGAGCACGTTTGGTGGATGAACTTTGATGACGTAAATATGAAGCTAATTGCCGAACCCAAGGCGATAGCAATACAGGCTAGAATTATGCCCGCCGAGCTGCCAATGTTAGAAGAATTTTTTAGACCTAGTATGGCACTAGAGTTATATTGGGAAGATAATATTGAGTGGAGTATTCGAGAAAGAAGGATTCATGACATAATGGATCTATGGCCAGAACCGCACTCGAACTACCACAAACCAGAAGGATCGCACAGTAAATGAATTCAAATTGGACACCATTGAATTGCAAGACTCACTACAGCCTACAGCAAGCCTTTTGCAAGAGTGGAGCTTTGGCACAACAGTGCAGCTCTTATGGATACACGGCGTGCGGAATAGCGGATATTAAGACGCTTTCTGGGGCCGTTAATTTTCATCAAGAGTGCAGGAAGCGTGGAATCAAGCCCATCATAGGCTGCGACTTCGAGGACTACCTGCTGTTTGCCAAAAACAAGAGGGGATGGATGGATCTAATCAAATACGTATCCAGCCAAAACCTAACTGTGTTAAAAGGCATTGCGGAGCAGGGTGATGTTATATGCGTCTCTCCAGACTCGAACGGCTTCAAAAAACTATTCAAAACAAATCATTTTCAATATGATTACAACAACCACAAGGTATACTATGTGACCGAGGACGAGGCGGATTGTCACAGGGTTCTTCTATGTTCGGGCATGAAAACCACATTAAAAAAGGTTGATACGCTTATAAAGAATAGGCAAGAAGTTGACAATGAGGAATTTTTTACATCTGATGGCTTTCATTTGCCGTCTCCTTCCGAGTCCGAATCTTACAAAGAAGTAGATATAGTCAACCAGATAGCGTCTCTCTGCGAGGATTACGAGGTTGCCGACAAGCCAATGTTGCCAGCTTTTGAATGTCCTGAAGAAATGGATGAAGACGAATACTTAACAGACCTATGTAGAGAGGGGTGGCGGCAAAGACTGCTTCCAAGCGGTAGGGTAGACAACGAAGAGGATAGAGACATATATGCCGACAGAATACGTCGCGAGCTGAAAGTCATACTCAAAGCTAACCTTGCCGGATATTTCCTTATTGTTCAGGATATCGTAAACTTCGTCAAAAAACAGGGTTGGCTAGCAGGACCGGGGAGAGGGTCGGCTGCTGGATGCCTTGTATCCTATCTACTCAACATTACTGACGTTGATCCCATAGAATACGACCTGTTGTTTGAGAGGTTCTACAACGAGGGAAGGAACACAGAAGATTATGTTTCGCTACCGGATATCGATATGGACGTACCGGCAGAACACCGAGACGAGGTAATTGATTATATCAAACAAAAATATGGAGAACCGAATGTCGCACAGATGATCACGTTTGGCAGACTTCAGGGGCGTGCTGCGATCAAAGAGGTGTTGAGAGCGAATGACGCTGTGTCATTTGCGGAGATGAATGCGATAACAGAGAGTATCCCCGATGAGGCTAAGATCTCTGATCAGCTTGAGCTTATGGACGACAAGTCTATCATAAAGTGGACACTTGAAAATGAACCAGAAAGCTTAAAAAACTGGTGCCTACTGGATGACGAAGGAAATCTAGATGGGCCGCTTTCACATTTGTTTGAGCAAGCAATAAAAATAGAGGGAACCAATAAATCGCAAGGAAAGCACCCAGCGGGTGTGATTATTTCAAAACACAAGCTGGCAGATGTATGTCCGATGACTAAAGATAAATCGGGAGATACTGTCGCCGCCTTTGACATGGGGGATCTAGAGATTCAGGGCCATGTGAAGTTTGATGTTCTAGGTATTGACTTATTATCAAAAATAATGGAGATTTCGAGTGATGATTAGTGCTAGTAGAGAAGAGTATAAGTCTGTTGTTTACTCTGGATGTTCAATCGATAGCAATGGTGTGTCGGTGTGCAACCTAGAGGACTACTTAAGAACCAAGGTCGGTGTGCCACGGGCCAAGTATCAGGTATGGTGTGACAGACTCAGATTTCACGCTCTTTTCCACACTTTGGATGAGGCAATTGATAAATTTATGGAATTAAGATCGGAGAGATAGATATGAATTATAGAGACATAATTGTTTTTGACTTCGAGACGGGGGGCAGAAATCCGCATAAGTGTCAGCCAACACAAATCGCTGCTGTCGCTATTCATGCTCGAAAACTCACTTTGCAACCGGGTGGAGTGTTCAATAGCGAAATACGACCAATTCTCAATGACGAAAAGGCTATTGCTGCTGGTTTTGATCCTGTAGAAGACGAGGCACTGGAGGTGACTGGAAAGACGAGGGCGAAGCTTGCTAGGGCACCGCTTCCCAAGACGGTTTGGAAAAAATTCGCACAGTTTTGCGACAAGTATAACTTCAAGAAGACGAGTTACTATGCTCCAATCGCCGCTGGCTATAATATCAATGGTTATGATATGCCTATCGTCGAACGCATGTGCCAGATGTATGGCCCGATTGATGAAAAGAGAGGTCGTCAAAAACTATTCAATCCTATCTTTACAATGGATCTGATGCAGCATGTTTACTGTTGGTTTGAAAACAATGCCGACGTTAAAGGTTACAGCATGGATTATATGCGTGATTACTTCGGTATGTCCAAAGAGAATGCTCATGACGCTTTACAGGACGTAAAAGATACTGCTAATATTCTTATTAAGTTTTTGAAGATGCAGAGGAATCTATCTAAGAAGATTAAATTTGAGAAGGCGTTTGCCAAGGGCGAAATGTATGTCGTTTAATATTAATGATTTTGAAGATCCTGCGGTGTGGGATTTAATTTGCGATGGGAACACCAAAGGGGTTTTTCAACTAGAGTCCAGTCTGGGAAAACACTGGGCCAAAGAGGTGAAGCCAAGGAACGTTAAGGAGTTGGCGGCACTTATCAGCCTCATTCGACCGGGATGTCTTAAGGCCAAAGACTCGGACGGAAAAAGTATGACGCAGGTATACGCGGATAGAAAGGCTGGCAAGCCAAACAGCCCTGTGGAGTACCTACATGAATCCCTAGAGCCTATTCTTAAAGAAACTTACGGGGTGCTTGTATACCAAGAGCAGTCCATGAAGATCGCTCAGGTGCTGGCTGGTTTTGACCTCAAGGAAGCCGACGCTCTAAGAAAAGCCATTGGTAAAAAGAAGGCCGATCTAATGGAGAAAGTAAAGAAAACTTTTCTAAAGGGAACTGAGAAGAAGGGTATCATTACCAACGAGGTAGCAGAGGAACTTTTCTCTTGGATCGAGAAATCCAACAGATACGCTTTCAACAAATCTCACGCCGTGTCATATGCCCTGAACGCCTATTGGTCGGCATACTGTAAGACATACAGGCTTAAGAAGTTCTATGAAAAGTATCTCAATAGGTCTGATAAGAAACCGAAGCCGGATATAGAGAAAAAACAGCTTATCATGGACGCCAAGATGTCAGACATCGAGGTGTTGCCACCAAGACTACAACATCTTTATACTGATTTTACACGCAGTAGAGACAAAGACGTTATCTATTTTGGACTTAGGCACATCAAAAATGTTGGCGTCAAGGAATGTGAAAAGCTGGAAGAGCTTGTAAAAACCACCGACATTACGAAATATGGTTGGATAGATTGTCTAGTCAAGATAATTTATCAACTAAATCTTAACAAGAGATCTGTTATTTCCCTGATTTCCGTGGGGGCTTTTAATGGCGAAAACAACACAACTAGCAGACAACAGATGTTATACGAGTTTGATAGCTGGAAACAACTTTCAGCACGAGAACAAAAAGCTATAGCCGATAACCACTGCGGTGAAAACCCAGCTCTGTTTGCCGACAGTTTGGCTGACTGCATTGGGCACATGTTCAACACCATTAAAGTCAATTCGAGGAGAATGACAACAGTTGTAGACATTCAGAACTCATTAAAAAGTCCTTTCTATGATTTAAACGACAGAGCTAGCACAATTGCTATAGATGAAGAGAAGTATATGAGCTGCTCTTTAACATGCGATAAAATTGATGGAATAGAGCTAAACATAGTCACTTCTATGTGCAAAGACATAGCAAATGGGACGATAACAGGTAAAGCAAATCTCGCAGCCCAAATTGTATCGGTCAGAACTTATAAAACGAAGCGTGGCAAGAACCCCGGCCAGTTGATGGCGTTCTTATGTGCTGAGGATGGCAGCGGTTCTATTGACTCAATTACCGTGTTTCCAGAGTGTTATGAAGAGCATAGGGATTTGCTTGTTGAAGGTAATACAGTATTGATGATTGGTGAGACTTCTAAAAGAGATAAAACATCCCTAATAGTCAACCAAGTGTCGCAGATTTGAAAGGACACAATGAACAAATGTCATTTTCTAGGAAAGGTCGCTGACGATCCAGATGTGAGTCTTGAGAATGGGGTGTCGGTCGTTAGGTTCACTCTAGAGATAGAGGAGTACCGACGAGGAAAAGATGGGGAAAAAATAAGATCTTTTACATACTTAGATTTTGAGGCGTGGGACACAGCGGCACAAGCCATAGAAAAATACTCCTACGACGGATGTATGATGGCAGTTGAAGCTATAGCAAGAAATGACGCTGAGTCTGAAAATGAAGACGGCGTTATCTTCAGGGTGACAAGCTTTAAGATTCTACATTGATTGGGAGTTTGATGAGAAAAAAGAAGGTCTTGTTTGTTTCAGAAGCCTCTTGGAAGAATACGGGATACGCCGTCTACACAAGAGAGGTTCTGAACAGGTTATCTCAAATCCAAGATTTACAGGTTGCGGAGTTAGCCTGTTACGCTAGTGTTAACAACACTGAGATCCAAACGACGCCTTGGAAGGTCTATCCCAATAGACCGACTAACGATTCTCCAGAGTTTGAATCGTACAAGGGGACTCCCACGAAGGTATTTGGGGAGCAAACGTTCAATAGCGTCTTGCTGGACTTTAAGCCGGATATTGTGATGGATATCCGTGACTGGTGGATGTTTGAATATCAACAACGATCACCATTTCGCGATTTGTTCCACTGGGCCATAATGCCAACCGTGGACGCAACGCCGCAGCACCCCCAGTGGATTAATACTTTTCAGTCCGCTGATTCAGTCTTCGCATATTCTGAATTTGGCAGAGACGTAATGATGGAACAGTGCGACAACCTCAACTTCGTTGATGTTGCGTCCCCCGCAGCGAGCGAAGCTTTCTGTCCCGTTGATAGCAAAGCTGCCCACAAAGAGTCAATGGGCATACACCCCGACTCTATCATAATTGGGACAGTGATGAGAAACCAACGCAGGAAACTCTATCCCGACCTCTTCAAAGCCTTCAGGCAACTCTTAGACGAAACCAAAAATCCGAATTTGTTCCTTTACTGCCACAAGTACTATCCAGACATTGGATGGGAAACTCCGCAGCTCTTAGATAGGTTTGGACTTAGCAACAGGGTTCTGTTTTCCTACAAGTGTGCAGATTGTAAAACACTTCAAGCGGATTTCTTTCAGGACTCCGTGGGATATTGTGAGAGATGTAAAAAACTTAAGAGACAGATGGTTGGGTTAGAAAACCCAGTCGATGAACATGGGCTAAACAAGGTCTATAACCTATTTGACATTTATGTCCAGTATGCTAACAGCGAGGGCTTTGGGATGCCTCAGCTAGAGGCGGCCTACGCTGGTGTACCCGTCGTATCGACATACTATTCCGCGATGGAATCGGTTGTAGACAATATAGGTGGCATTGGTATTGATCCGTTGTCGTACTCTATGGAGTGCGAAACGGGGTGCTATAGGGCAATTCCAAACAACGACAAGTTTGTAGAGACCTTAAAGTCGCTAGTCTCTCGCCGCGAGAACTTGAGAAACATGGGCTTGGAAGTATCCCGAACAGCGAGAGAGCACTATAGCTGGGATAAAACCGCAGACATCTGGGCAAAGCACCTAATGTCTATACCTATGAAAGATCTCAGCGAAACATGGCACTCTCCGCCACAGATACATCAGCCAGCATCGCATTTGCCTGATAATATTATAGACTTAGCAGATAAGGTGAACTTTATATTCACTGACATACTACACAAGCCAGAATGGATTGGCAATTACCTGTGGGCAAAAATAATGCGAGACTGCACGTTTAAGTACCGAGTCCACAATAAGGATGACGATTTTTATTTCAACGAGAACCATCTTCCGTCAATGGACAAGTACCAGCCCTTTAGTTTTGAACAAGCTTGCAGCGAAATGGTACACTTTAGAAATCAAATCAATGAATGGGAGATGTTAAGGGGGCAGTTAGGATGAACAATAGGCGTCATTTTGCACTCAACGGACTCGCTCAACCTACAGGCGATATAAAATACTCATTTGACTTTGGACAATTTAGTCAAGATTATTGTGTCAATATGGTACTAGACATAGATAACGGCTTCTTCTTGGACATAGGGGCTGGCGTCAGTTCCCTTGACCCCAAGGGCGTTTTGATAAGCACAATGAGTAACACCTACGGATTAGAGAGATTTAGAGAGTGGGACGGAATAGCGATAGACTACGACGAGATATATATCGAGGAAGCCAAGAGGTTTCGTTCCTGCACAATGGTTTGCGAAGACCTAACAAAAACCAACATCAACGACATTCTAGAGAGCCACAACGCTCCCAAGAAAATGGACTACCTTTCTTTTGATGTGGATGATGCACAAGAGCGAGTTTTCAGCGATATGGATTTTTCTACATATAGCTTCCGAATGATAACGTTTGAACATAACAGACATCTATGTTTTGAAGACAGTCGATGGCAAGAACTGTATGAAAGCTCTAGAGACAAATTTCAATCTCTGGGATACAAAGTACTTTTTGGAAACGTTGGACTCTATCCGAATCAGCCTGTAGAGGATTGGTACGTTGATCAGGAGACGTTTGACAAATATGAAAGTATATCATCTGAGAACCTAACCACAAGCCAGATCAGGAACGTGTTACAAAGATGAAAGTATTATACATAGGAAACTACAGGGACGGTACTGGATGGGCAAACGCTTGTGCTGGCAATATACTAGCACTAGACGCTGCTGGCATTGAGGTGGTTCCTAGGGCGATTGGCTTTGAAAGAGATGACAGGGAATACCCCGAGAGGATACGAGAGCTGGAACAAAAGCACAAGGACCGTAGTAGTAACTGTGACTGCGACGTGGTTATTCAACACACCCTCCCCCACCTATACTGTTACGACTCTAGCTATAATAAAAACATTGGGTTTTGCGACACAGAATCTCACGACTTCTCAACAACAGGATGGCAATACTCAATAAACATGATGGACGAACTGTGGGTTCCCAGTCAACAAAATGTTGACGCGGCGAGGCGTAGCGGTGTAACAATTCCTATAAACATAGTCCCACATTCTATAAATGTTTCAGAATATATAGCGACACATGAACCTGCGGAAAAAATTCAAGAGATGGAAAACTGCTTTACATTTGGTTTCGTTGGGGAATTTGTAGAAAGAAAGAATGTCAAAGCTCTTATTCAAGCCTTTCATATTGAGTTCGATCCTAGAGAGCCGGTAAACCTTTTCATAAAGACCTCTCGGGCACCATTAGAAACAATTCAAGGATATTGTACGCAGGTCAAAAAGGGACTAAAGATACGCAACAACTACAAAGAGGAGATAGTTGTGGCGGGCATGATGCCGAAAAAGGATTACATTTCGGTTCTTAATCAGGTTGATTGCTTTGTTATGCCTAGTCGTGGGGAAGCCTTTTGCATACCAGCATTAGAAGCTATGGTGCTCGGTATTCCGTCGATCTATACAGAAGGAATAGGGATGGACTTTTGTGTCGGCAAGGCGGTTGAATCTAGACTAGTCCCATGCTTCGGGGCCGTGGACACATTACCAGATCTTGACACAGCGTCGACACTATGGTCCGAGATAGATATTTTAAAGTTGTCAAAAGCTATGCGAGAGATATATAATGAATATAGTTCAACGGAACACTCGCCGTATCGCATGGATTGTATTTCATGTGCCAGTCAGTTTGATCACAGTCATGTTGGGACACATATGAAGGAGTTGTTGAGTGACAGCTAACGCTACCAGAAGGTCCGTCAGATCTCTAATGAAAAAGGTTGAGCGTGGAGACAAGCTCAATATCCTCACGTTTGCTACCCACGAGAGATATGAAGAGAACTTGTGCAAAACAGGCCACGAGTTCTATTCGCTCAAATACGGCAAGCAATGGGACTCGTCGTATGCAGAAGTACCTAGCAACTACCACATTATTGAAAAATTGCCAGACTATGTAGATTTCGACTTGGTGCTCTCTCACACAAGCTGCGACAGAATACACGTCGCCCATGACTTACTGTCGGAAACACGCAGGTCTCACTCTAACAAGTTGTCAATCCCTATCCTACGACATACACACGTTCTACCTGACGTAAGATTTGATACAGAAGAACAAATACAGACATACCAAATGATACCAGTCGATCACACATCGTTTATTTCGGGTTTTAACAGAGACGCATGGGGATTCACTCCGCATAACGCTAGTGTTGTAGAGCATGGAATAGATACAGATTTTTGGCTGCTGCCTGAACAAGACAGAAATAATGTTTGCCTTTCTGTTGTAAACGACTGGGCTAATCGAGATTGGTGTTGTGGTTTTAATTTGTGGAGGAATACAACACAGGGTTTGCCCGTTGACGTGTGGGGAAACAGCCCCGGTCTGTCTAGTGCGGCTGAGTCTATCGAACATCTGAGGGAAATCTATAATAGTTCAAGTATATTTTATAACACATCTATTCATTCGCCTGTGCCAACGGTGCTTATGGAGGCTATGGCGTGCGGGTGTGCAATTGTCTCTACCGCCACCTGCATGATTCCAGAGATAATTGAGCACGGCAAAAATGGGCTAATCTCCAATGACCCCAAAGAACTTAGATCGTTTCTAGAGATGTTGCTCAACAAGCCGGAACTCGCTAGAAAGCTGGGCAACGCAGCTAGGGAAACAATATGCGAAAAATATGGAATACAACGATTTATTGATAGTTGGAATAATCTTTTTTACAGTACAGTTGAAAATTATACGGACGTAATGGAGGTCTCTAATGAGAGTATATCTCAGCCAGTCTGATCCCGAAGATGGGTCTTTTGAGTATTTTAGCAACGTTGCTACCTTCACCAGAGGTGTTATGGACAGCGAGGCTTCCCACATTGTCTGCGACCGCTTTTTGTCTTCTTTTTCTCACGACGACGTAGCAGCCGTGTCTAAACTAATCTTTCAAAAGATGCGGATTGGATGTGAGCTAGTTATCATTGAGCCGGATTTTTATTTAATATCCAAACACATATTCGATGAGTCGGCCTCTGTTAATGACATTAACCCAATAGTATTCAAATCCAATGCCATCAAGTCTCTCCTAACTATGGATGCGGTAACGGAGCTTATTATTGATCCCAGCTTGGAAGTCACCTCTAAGCACTTTGATGAGGCGTTGTGTTTGTCTATCGTTAAAATCAGGAGAAACCAATGAGCAAAATACAAACCGCCTGTAAGGGCTGCGTCTTTGTTGAAAAACAAGGGAGGCAGAAGGGACAGCAAACAGGATGCACTCTGGGCCGACATGACAAACTTGGCATAGAACAGACCGATGATAACGGACATTTTGTTCTTGAGAGATTTTGCAACACCTATCGTCCAGACCAATGGACCCAAGACCTCAGCCTAGAAGAAGCCCTTGCTCCAGAGAAGACTGTCTTGGAGGAAGTCTTTCCGCGTATTGGATTCTTTGTGCGGCTAGAAACCTCCGAAGATTCGGGAGAAGGTTTAGCGATCAAGTCTTTAATAAAGACCATCGAGAGCATCAATAATATCGAAGGAGCGACACCTGCGTATGTTGCTGTGATAACCGACAAAGTTGAATACAACGAAGAGGTGTGGGGGACTCTGGCTCCACTCTATGAAGACACAGACACCAAATATCATATTGTGCAGATGGAGTATACAGCAGAGGATCAATCCCTGATCATCGACGAGGCTTTTGGTCGTGCCCAAAACGGATGGGTTTACATCACAACCGCCGGTGAGTCTGTCCCCAGTGATGTATTGACAAAGATACACAAGTTGGTCAATGTAGAAATGCGGCAACTAGTTCTGGTGGAACCGTATGACAACTTTAATGGAATGATATTTCCCGCCTTTCTGTTTAAATTCTTAAATGGAAATAGAGCCAAGTTGTTTCAGGACGAAACCACTGCCGAGGGTGCTTTTGTGACTAAGCTTCGGGAAGCCGAAGAAAGGACAGAAAACCCGACAGGAGGCATACTTACTTGGGAGGAATTTAATGCTACCTAAAGTTGCAGTTATTTGTGCCAACTATAACTATGGACACTATGTAATTGATGGCATAAAAAGTATAGACAACCAAACCTACTCGGGGCCAATCAAGTTGTTTGTGGTTGACGACGGATCGACGGATGACTCGTGGGAAAGACTGTCTGAGTTCAAAAAAGGCAAGAACGAACATGCGTCCCTTATTGACGAAGAAGACAAATATAACTTCATGCGAATCAAAAATTCGGGAGCTAGTGTAGCGAGAAATGTTGCCATAAAACTCGCTTGGAACTGGGCCGATATGTTCGCTATACTAGATGCAGACGACTCTTATTATCCCACCAAGATTGAAAAACTTGTATCGAAGCTTGTCGAACACGAAGAAATCGGAGTAGCGTATGCCGACTACGAAAATGTGCATCACAATTTTACAAAGAGGGAGTTCAAAACGGCTTACGATAAGACCACTTTGATGCAGAGATGTATTGTGCACAGTAACTCAATCATTAAGAAAAAATATCTTGAGATGGTACAACTACCCAACGGTGAGTTTTTTGATAGTAAACTACATGGTCCAGCGAGCGAGGGCTTCATAGGCTGCACTGAGGACTATGACCTATGGTTGCGATTGTCTAATGTTTGCGTCATGGCCCATGTTCCCGAGTGTTTGGGGATAGCTAATCAGCACGAAAACAACCAGTCCAAGAAAATGACACCAGAAATTTTTATGGAACACGCAAGGATTATGGGATCTAGATAATGACGCGGTTTGTAACAAACATAACCAAAACCCCGCTACGAAAAGCAAGGGACCAGAAGGCAATAACGGTTGTTATCCTCTCTGCTGGGGCGGGTAGTAGAATAAAATCATATGAACCCAGAAGCCTGCTAAAAATGGGTGGCGGTTTGTTGATAGAGCATCAAATAGAGACCGTTCAAGGCTGCTTTGATTCGCCAGAAATCATCAATGTTGTCGGATGTCATGCAAACAAGGTTATAAAGAAAACAAAGGGAAAAACAAGGATCGTAGAAAATCAGTTGCACGACAGTAGCAACTCTTCAGAAAGTCTACGTCTAGCGTTTAACAATACCCAGAATGAAAATATATTATTCATGCATGGAGATCTGTATTTCAACAAGCACACTCTCGATGTAGACTACGACAAGTCATTTGTAATTTTGGACACCAAAAACCAGATCAAGGAAACCGAGGTAGGCGTAACAACAGCAGGCAACCAGTTGTCTATTATGTCATATGGGCTATCAGTCAAGTGGGCACAAATAGCATATTTTACCGGAAAAGAATACAAGATACTCAAATCTATTTTTCAGAAGTATGAAAATCCAGACAAGAAGAAATTGTCGTTTGAAATTATAAATATGGTTCTAATGGCTGGCGGCCATTTTGTGTGTCACGAACCCGAGAGGATGTCTATTACAGAGATAGACAGAATAAAGGATATCATATGAGAATACTAATAGCAAATGACGGATTACATGCCCACTACTATCAGCGAATGGCGTGGGGCAACGCTTTGCAAAACTGCGGGGTTCCGACAGCGTTCTGGGACTGCAAGGTCGTTTCAGCTTTCGATGTGTTTGACAGCTTTGAACCAACAGTATTCTTGGGACAGTCCTATAACTTAACCCCAGACCTAATAAAATGTATACAAGAAAGACCCCATTTAAAGGTCGGCTTAAGAGCTGGGGACTGGGGGGATCACGCAAAACTTGTAGACCATAAGAAATACAACATTCTGTACTCCTCACCGGCAGAACGACAACTACTACAAAGGCTAAAGGACGAAACTGGTAAGCCAGACTTTGTACATATCCACTATGATGAGGAAGCCATCAAGCAAACCCATAATCACTTTGAGAGTATTGGGATCAGGGCTATTTCTCTCATGATGTGTGCGGACACCGTTGTTTATGACAACGCAACCGCAGACCCCGCATTAGAATGCGATATCGGTTTTGTCGGCGGATATTGGCCCTACAAGGGACAGATCATCAATGACTACCTCTTTCCGTTGCTCCATCCGATAGACGGATATAAGGTAAAGATCTTTGGCAACCAGCCGTGGCCAGTAAACCAGTACTGCGGTGTTATTGGGGATGATAAAGTTAAGGATCTTTTTGTTTCGGCTAAAATATGCCCAAACTTGAGTGAGCCACATGCACAGGAGTTTGGATTTGATGTCAACGAAAGAATTTTCAAGATTTTGTATGCCGGTGGATTCTGTATATCTGATAATGTAGAGTCGTATAAAATGTTTGGGGATGGTCTCGTGATTGCAGATTCTCCGCAGGATTTCAGGGATAAAATAAACTACTATTTGGTAAACCCCGAGGAGAGAGCAGAAATAGCTACTAGGGGTCACAATTATGTTCGACAACACCACACTGGGTTCCATAGAGTGGCACAGATCTTAAGAGCCTTAGATATTGAAGACTTGGCAGATCGTATACTCGGAGAACTCGATAAATATGAGGAATCTTTAAATGTCACGAACTAAAGTTATGGTAACTGGAGCCAATGGGTTTTTGGGACAGGCTGTTTGTCGAAAAATCGACGAGACCGAAGAACATACGTTAATTCCTCTGAACGGTAGAGGTGTCTGGGATCTTACCAAGCAGAAATATGTAGACTATGTTCTTCAGCAGTTTGACCCTGATATCGTTGTTCATCTGGCGGCGGTTTGTGGCGGGATAGGAATTAACAGGGAAAAACCGGGCCAGTTTATGTACGACAACTTAGCTATGGGTATGAACCTCATTGAATCCTGCCGAAAGTATGATAAGCTTCATAAATTTGTGATGGTCGGAACGGTTTGTGCTTATCCCAAATTTACAGAAGTCCCCTTCAAAGAAGAAGACATCTGGAACGGATATCCAGAGGAGACGAACGCTCCTTATGGCATAGCAAAAAAAACGCTAATGGAGCTTCTTATAGCCTACCATAAACAATACGGTTTTAATTCTACCAACCTCATCCCCGTGAATATGTATGGGCCTAACGACAACTTCAACCCAGATAGCAGCCATGTTATTCCGGCTCTGATTCTAAAGTTTTACAACGCAATGAAAGAAGGCAAGCGGACAGTGGGGGTTTGGGGCACTGGAACCGCGTCCAGAGAATTCTTGTTTGTGGATGACTGTGCTGACGCTATCGTGTCATCATTGCTCAAGGATACAGGACCGGAACCCATCAATATCGGAACTGGGGTTGAAACCACCATTGCCGATTTGGTGTCAGAGATTTCCGAGCAGATGGGGTTCGGGGGAGAAATTGTTTATGATTCGTCAAAGCCCGATGGCCAGCCTCGACGATGCTTAGATACAACCAAGGCGACAGATATTCTTGGGTTCACAGCGAGCACCGATTTTGAGAACGGACTCAAACAAACTATCGAGTGGTTCCTTAAGGAACAAAGGGGTGCCGCGTGATCTCTAGCGTTATATTTAGTAAGAATCGGCCCCTACAGTTGGACCTGTGCCTGAAAAGTATTGAACAAAACTTCAAGCAATGTTGTCACAAAACTGTTATTCATAACAACTCCGATCTCTACGAAGAGGCCCAGAAAACGTTGGCTGCCGAGCATCCATCTGTAGACTTTTGGAGACAGGGGAAATCTCTATTCAAAGATGTCTATACGGCTATAGCAAGTTCTCCCGATGAATTCGTATGTTTCTTCACAGACGATATTATATTCCACTCTGAATTTCATATTCGTGACTTCGATTTTTGGAACGAGGAGGTCTCTGTTGTTTCGCTGCGTCTAGGCGAGAACATAACAGAAAGGAGCCTTGGGGACCAACGACAGGATGACCGATGTCGTATCGGGTTCTTGCTAGAAAGCCATGACTTAATAGCGTCCCCCAAAACTTCTTATCTTTATGGCTCTTATTGGTCTTACAATCTTTCTGTAGATGGACATATTTTTAAGAAAGATCATATCATGGAGATGATGGACGAGTTATGTCTTCTGGAAGATTATCGTCGCGGATCTAGCCAAACCCCCAACCAGTTGGAAACGGCGTTACAGAGATTTTGGGCGACCAGCCCCAACATAATAGTCTGCCCCCGTCGTAGCGTAGTGGTCAATAGCCCCAACAATAAAGTCCAAGAGACTCATGACAGAAATATGGCCGGAGAGCGATATGGCATCAGTCCCACAGATTTACTTGACAAATATATACTCGGAAAGCGGATCAACTTGGATTCTTTGAATTTTGACAACATAAATTGTCCCCACACAGAAATAGATATACTCAAGGGGTTAGAATGATATTTAATTTAGGTACAATTAATCAACGGTATCCGATTAAAGGGGTTATTCATGTGGGAGCCTTTGCCGGAGAAGAGCTTGATCAATATAGAAGCCTTGGACTCACTAACACCATGATGTTTGAGCCGCAGGAACATCTGTATAATTTAGTTAAGTCTAAATGCATATTTGATGAAAAAATACACAATGTAGCACTGGGATCAGAGTCGTCAATCAAGGAGCTGTTTGTTTCCTTTAGAGAGGGGGGTGTTGCTCATGGTAGTGGAGCATCCAGTTCTCTGCTAAAGCCCAAGAAACATCTAGACGAACACCCAGAAGTCACCTTTCCAGAAACCACACAGGTTGAAGTGCGTAGGCTCGACGAGTACTATGACCCCCAGTATAATTTTTTGAACATTGATGTTCAGGGGTATGAACTAGAAGTTCTCAGGGGAGCACCCAAGACGCTAGAGAATATTGACGCCATGATACTAGAAGTCAATAGAGATGAAGTCTATGAGGGGTGTCCAATGATAGGCGATATTGATGACTTCTTAGAAGATGTTGGTTTTAATAGAATAACCGAAGTGTGGCAATCTAAAAGTTGGGGAGACGCTTTATATGCAAGGAATTAGTGTTGTAACCGGAACCTTAGATAGAAGAGACTATCTTGACGGATTAATAGCCAATACAGTTGATAGTGGTAGCGATACCGAAGTAGAACTGATTTTGGTAGATGGAGGCAGTACCGATGGAACTATAGAGTATCTAGAGGAACTGAATCACCCTCAAGTCAAACTAATCGAACATGGGCAAAGAAGTCCCTATCCTCACTATATGAGTCTGGGCGTTAAGAATGCATCGCACGAACTTGTCTGCCAGTGGAACGATGACGTATTATTGACCGGCTCTTGGGATGATGTAATCGCAGAGATAGACGAGGAGCACGACGCCTACCTCTTTAACTGGAAGACAGGCGATCTGTCAGACCTCGACGATTCCAACTGGTTACGCTGTGACGAAATGAGGGACAACAACTGGATCATTATCAACAACGCCGATTACAAATATCCGCAGATGAGCGGCGAACAAAGCGGCGAAATCGTAATGAATTATGGCATATATAAGAAAGACGTGTTCCGAAAGTATGGTTTATACAGCCCAAGCTACCAATACTATTGTGCCGATGGTGAGATGGCCATGAGGGCATACTACAGTGGCTGTAAGTTCAAGAGCTGCACTTCAATCAAGGTGCTGGTCCTACCTGCCGAAAAGAGGGCTATTATGTTAGATTTGGATGTAAAACGATATCATGCTGACTGCGACTTTTACAGAAGAATGACTGACGGTCCAGACATCCCTATTGACCTTATGTTTGGAGGAGAGCATCTAGAATGAGAAAGTTAATTTCTTTTACGCTGTATGGAGAAGATCCTAAGTACATAGAAGGAATGTATAGAAACCTCGATCTCAGGGAGGAATTTTATCCATCTTGGGAGACCATTATATATCATGATAACAGCTTGTCTGCGGTGACTCTTATGAGCTTGCTGGGTAAGGGTGCTACGCTCAGAAATGTCGAGGGATGTGGGGTGCTGGCCTCTATGTGGAGATTTTTGGCTCACGACGAACCAGACACCGAGAGATTCATAGTTAGAGATTCGGACTCCAGACTTAGCCAACGAGAAGCGGACGCCGTTCAACAATGGGTTGCTAATGATCACATTTTGCATATCATGAGAGACCATCCCCATCATGGCTATGCTATGAATGGTGGCATGTGGGGAATGAAGCCAGACCCCGATATTAGGCTGGCAGAACTATGCCTGCACTACCAGAAGGAACATAGCTCTCAAGCAACAGTGAGGGATAACTGGTGGATGAAAGACATGCAGTTCTTACGCGATGTTATCTACCCGTTAGCCCATCCTCAGACCTGTACAATACACGCAGCGACGGATTACATGGGCAAGGTTGCATGGAAGAACGAAAGCTGGGCACAAGACTTCCCTACTCCCCGCAACGAGGACAGAAACTTTGTGGGCGAACAGATAGATATAGTTGACGGCAAAGAACAAAGGGCTTACCAGTATACGGAGTTGCCATGAAGGCTTTAGTAGTTGGAGATTCTTGTATCGATACCTATGTGTACGGATCTTGTGATCGCCTCTGTCCAGAGGGACCAGTCCCGATTCTCAAAGGTTCCGAGAGGGTCTCCACCTTGGGAATGGCTGGCAATACATACAACAACCTGCGGGCGTTTTGTGAGGAAGTAGACTTTGTATCAAATTATCCTCAGCAGATAGTTAAGACAAGATTTGTTGATCAAAAAACAAACCAGCTTTTGTTGAGGGTCGATATTAAAGATACATGCGACAGAATAGAACCCGTCAAGCGTGAGATAGAAAAGGCTTACGACCTCGTAGTTGTTTCCGATTACTGCAAGGGGTTTCTAACGGATGAGGATTTGTGCGAAATTGGATGCAGTTGCGATCTCTCCGTCATAGACACAAAAAGAATGCTCACACAAGACATAGTAGACTGCTACAGCTTTATCAAGCTCAATCGTGATGAATATGAAAAAAACGCGGAGCTTTTAGAGAGCGGATCTAACATGTCCAAAGTTATAGTCACTCTGGGTCATAAGGGAGTTCGGTTTCTTGATCGCCTTTATCCACCACCGAAGGTGCTGCAAACTTTTGATGTCTCTGGAGCCGGAGATGTTTTCACGGCCTCTTTTTCAGCTATGCTCATGGGGGGACACGATCCAGAATACTGCATAAACTTTGCCCAACAATGTTGTCACAAGGTTATTCAAAGGAAGGGAACCTGTGTTTACAAAAAAGATATGGACTAACGGGTGCTTCGATGTCCTTCATCTGGGACATCTGCGTCTACTGGAATACGCTAAATCTTGTGGCGACTACTTAACTGTTGGAATAGACTCAGATGAAAGGGTGCGGCAAGCGAAGGGGCCGAAACGCCCCATAAATGACGAAAATTTCAGAAAAGAGATGCTGTTAAGCATACGATGGGTTGATAATGTAGTAGTTTTCAACACAGACGAAGAATTGGAAAATCTTGTCAAGACACATGCCGACAAGATGGTGATTGGTTCTGACTATAGAGATAGAAGGGTTATTGGTTCCCAGTATTCCGAAGTGATATTTTTTGACAAAATCGAAGGGTACTCAACCACGAGGCTGGTAGAAAGAATTTCCCACAGAGGAGCAATCGATGCCGATAGAACTTATTAACTTCAAAGACACGACTTACCCCAAGTTTCAATCTCAGGGGAATGCCGCCCAGTTTGCCATACCCTACGCACAACAAGTTTGCACTGGAGTGGGTTACGATATAGGATGTGGTAAAGAAGAATGGGCACTCAGTGGTGCCACTCCTGTGGATCTAACATTGGATAATGGGTGGGATGCACTGCATTTGCCAGATGAAAAGGTTGACTATATTTTTTCTAGCCATTGCCTAGAGCATATTGAGTGCTGGGTAGACGCTATGAACTATTGGTATGACAAACTCAAGTGGGGAGGAGTCCTGTTCCTTTATTTGCCAGATTATTCTCAGGAATACTGGAGACCTTGGAACAACAGGAAGCATCTAAATATATTCTCGCCGCAGATTATAGGAGACTATATGGCAGATAGGGGCTATAAAAACATATTCTCTAGCGGCGTAGATCTCAACAACGCATTCATGATTATGGGGGAAAAATGAAATTTGTTAGCAAAAGATGGGGGTATGAACTATGGATCGAAAACAATAAGGATTATTGCGGTAAACACTTGCGTGTAATGCCTGATCACTGGTGTTCTTTTCATTATCATATCAACAAGAAAGAAACTTTTTACGTTATAGACGGTGAGTTGCTACTGGCATACGGCCCCTATTCAGAAGATCTCGCCAAAAACATCAAGGAAAAGCATGATCCGTGGTACGACTGGAAGATTAACCACCAGAGGAGATCATGTTTTTATCATAGGTTTAAGACGCGGGTTCTTACAAAAGGGGATAGTTTTACTATTAGACCTCACGTAGTGCATACATTCACGAGTAACACGTCCTCCCCGTGCGATTTTATAGAGGTGTCTACTTTTCACGAAGATTCAGATTCGATTAGGATTCGTCAGTAATGCAAAGAGCTATGTTTCTGGGCCATCTCGGCTTGGGAGATCACATCATTCAACAGGGAGCCGTCAACAGACTGGCAAAAAAATATGAACGTGTGTTGCTATTTTGCAAGCATCGCAACGTCTCGTCGCTCCGGCATATGTGTGGTGAAAACATTGACATAGTGCCAGTGACAAACGACAATGATGTGCGTAAGATACACCCCCTAATAGAAGAATGTGACGTGTTTAGGGTAGGTATCTACAATGACAGTTGGAACACGCTTACTAGCTCGGGCCTCACATTCGACAAATTTTTCTATGAACAACTTAATATGGATTTTGCTGCTACATATGACTTAGCTATCGAAGACGGAGAAGGGTGGGAAGAGATAATGCGTCTCGATCCCAATGAACCCTTTTATTTTGTGCACGACGACGAGCTTCGTGGATTTAATATAGACGAGAATAATATTGATAATGGTGGAAGCATTCCTATCGTTAGACCTGTGATACGAGCAAATACAATTTTTGACTACTTGCCCCTCATTAGAAGGGCGACCGAAGTGCACTGCATAGACAGTTCTTTTGCTTTAATGCTAGACAGGGCTTCTGGTATAAAGGCGACCAAATATATTCATAGATATTGTAGGGAGGAGAGCGTCTACCCTAGCTATAAAAACGACTGGAAGGTGCTACAATGACTGGACAAATAAACAGAGGAGAGGTCTTGGGTGACGCTGTCTATGAGCTGGCGAGAGATGAGCAATATCGTAATTATGTAGAGGTGGGGACTTGGAATGGCCAAGGGTCTACGGTGTGCTTTTGGCATGGGTTGTCTTGCCGAGACGACAACTGGCGGTTCATATCTTTTGAAGCGAATAAAGATTTTCATGATACGGCTCTCAACTTTTTTGGCGACAAGGTGGATGCTCAGTTCAATTTAGTTCATGGTAGAATTGTTGCCATTGAGGATATGTGGACTCTAGATTGTCCGCATGTCAAAGCACACTACGAAAACCATGTACACAAGGATATTTGCCAAAGGTTCTTTGATGGCGATTTGAAGGCTTTCAAGAGCTGTGGCAACAAAGCACATCTCCTGAACGATATGGAAATAGATGTGTTACTATTAGACGGTGGCGAGTTTAGCACCTTCGCAGAATTCAAGCTATTAAAGCCCAGATCAAAAATTATTATCTTGGACGACACTAGAGAATTGAAAACCAAAATGGCACACAAAGAATTGCTAAACGATCCAGAGTGGGATTGCGTGATTGATTCCAACGCGAGAAACGGATTCAGTATTCACAGGAAGAAGTAAATGAAAAACATATCAGCATTCGTAAAAGACTTGGCGGTGTCTCAGAGTTCTTTTTATCTCATTAAGGAATTCAATAGATGTCTAGAAAATACAGATATCTCAGCCTCTGTTTTTTTTGAGAGAGCCGCTATTCCTCCGCTTACCACCTGCTTCGCCTGCAAAAGCGTGGCGTTTTTATCTGGATACAAGGGGGCCGTCATTGCCACCACGATTGACGGAGCAGACAAAATACTAAAAACCGCCAACGCCAGTTCAAAATATTTATACTTGTGGGATCTGGAGTGGCTGGAAGCCCCTATATTTTTTGAGGTGGCCATGCGTATCTTACGAGATGACAGGCTGCAAATCATAGCAAGGAGCGAATCTCACGCAGAGCTGATAGAAAACTTCTGTGGAAAAAAACCAATAGGTGTTGTGTCAGATTGGAACATCGACCAACTAGACGAACTGGGAATCATACAATCATCAAACTATTAATATTAGATATCGACGGCGTAATGACAGACGGCACAAAAACCTATGACCTACATGGAAATGTTGTCGCCAAGACCTTTCATGATCACGACTTCAGTGCCATAAAAAAATTCGTGTCCGATGGCATTGGTGTTATTTTCTTGTCTAAAGACGATAGGGTAAATCGGAAGATGGCGGAGAAAAGAGGTATCCCATTTCTGCACGTCCAGCAACACGAAGACAAATCAGAATACTTGAAAAAACTCTGTGAAGAGTACTCTTGCGAACCATCTGAGGTAGCGTATATCGGAGACGACGTTCATGATATTAAATTGCTGAAATCCGTAGGTCGCCCCTTCTGTCCGAGAGACGCCATCAACGAAGTAAAGGACTTGTGTATTGCCTCACGGTTCGGGAGAGTTCTCCCAAAAAAGTCGGGAAGAGGTGTAGTTAAGTGTCTGTATTATTATAGGTTATGATCATGGCCTTCCCCCTAGAAGAATTACTAGAGTTCAATAAGTTCTCTGATCTACACGATGGAGAGAGGATATTCTTCTGCAAGTTTGAGTTTATAGAAGATAGCTGGAACGCCATAAGACAGAAAGACCACGACTGCATATTGATTTCTGGAAACTCTGACTATGGACACAAGAAAAGCTTGTTAGAGCACGCGAATAGGCCGCCAAACCTAAAGCACTGGTTCTGCGTAAACAAATCTGAAGAGGCCGATGGTTGCATCGCACTCCCCTTGGGGATAGAAAATTTTACACCCTGCAAACTTGGCGAGCGGCATGGATATGTCTGGGGACACGCTCCAGAAAAACATAGGCTGATCAGCGAGGCACAAAATCGATCTCCCGCCAAAATGATATACGCCAATTTTGAGGTACATAAAAGTAGACACCCATCGAGAGAGATATGGCGACATCTTTCACAGGGCTGTAGTCATATAACATGGCAACCTAACAATACCCTAAGCTATGCTAGATACCTTGATGAAATCTTAGATCACGAGGCCGTGCTGTGCCCACAAGGAAACGTGGGGGTTGAGGAAGGGGACAATCACAGAATATATGAAACCCTATATTGTGGAAGAATACCAATAGTTCATGCAGAAAAATACTACAAAAGACTTCACAAGCTTTTTCCAGTAATACTCATAAAAGAGGATGAGTTAGAGACGATCAAAGACGAATCCTTTATAAGAAGACAAATAGAAAAGGTTAAGTCAACAGCATTTGATCCCAAATATTTAAAGTTTTCACACTGGAAAAATGCAATACTAGAGGCTAAGAAGAGGCTAAAATGACAATAGCTAAGAGAGTATACGACGGAATAATAAACAACGACGCCAACTACTGCGGGGATGGTGCAGAGTGGTCGGAGGCTAGCCACTTTGAGATGTTAAATAGGTATGCGAACCTTTGTGACAGTGTGACAGAATTCGGGGTGTATGACTGGAATACAACTTGGGCTTTTGTGAACTCAGGTATCAAAAAGTTAAGATGTTACGATGGCAAGGAGCGTGGGAGGTTTGACCGAGGTGCGGGAGGCTACGGAGACGTAATCAGAGCGTGCAACGAAAAAGATATCGACTTTGAGTTTGTGAAAGCCAACACCAGAGAATGTGACATCGAAAAAACGGACATGCTCTTTTTGGACACATGGCATTCTTACGATCAGGTTTCATGTGAGCTGAGATTAGCATCTAAGGTAAAAAGGTTTATCCTTTTTCATGATACTGTTCTGTTTGGTGTGATCGGTTCTGGAGGAGAGGAGGGAATTCTAAGAGCCATCAAAGAATTCTTAGATAGCAACCCAGAATGGGAGGTCGTAGAAGATAATCAAGAAGGCAACGGACTACTAGCAATAGAGAGGGTATCGTGATAAACATTATGGTTATGGGTGCTGGATCTGGCCCAGCCGTTTCGATAATAAAGCTTCTTAAAGCACAACAAGAGCTTCCCGTCAGAATTACCGCGACAGACATGGACCCATCAGCCGCTGGTTTGCATCTAGCTGACCAATACGCACTAACTCCGGCTGCATCCGAACCGACTTTCGTCGAGTTTGTGATTCATCTTTGTGAAGAGCTGGAAATCAAGGCTATTTTCTGTCCTCTGGACGTAGAGAACTTAGTTTTAAGTAGGCATAAAAAAACGTTCGACAACTCAGGAATCAAGCTCCTGTGTGACGAGTGGGAAAAGTTAGTCCTTGCTACCGACAAGGCGTTGTCTATCTGTATGTGTGAATCGTTTGGCATACCTATACCACACACCTACTATAGCAGCTTGCCCCCCAAGGGCTTTAAAGGAGAGTACATACTAAAGCCTAGTGTGGGCTGTGGAGCCACCAAAAACAAGACGATACGGCCTGACTTCAGTTATAGCTCAATCGTTGATGTCATCGCGGAACCCTTTTTGTGTCAAGAGTATATCAAGGGAACCGAGTATAGTATAGACACCTTGTGTGATCAGAATGGAGAGCCTATATATGTTGTTCCCAGAGAAAGAATCACAGTCAAAGCAGGACAAACAGTTAAGGGTAAAACGGTAAATGACAATATCCTGTGCGAATACGCAAAATCCGTGGCAAAAAACTTTGCAATTGGGGGCGTTGGCTGCCTACAATGTATTAGAAACGACCGTGGAATATTCTTCATAGAGTACAATCCAAGGTATGGTACTGGCGTAAATTTGACTGGGGCCGCAGGAATCAACATGCCTCTATTGCATCTCAAAATGGAACTTGGAATACCAATTCGGAGAGATCTACAATACAGAGAGTTGACGATGAGTCGATACTGGAGAGAGGTATTTATATGAAAATACCAGTAGATGTATTCTGCCTAGACTCTAGTAGACACGATATTCCAATATGGACAGACATCCAAGCGGAGGCTCTAGAAGAATCGGGTTTGTTTGACATACAGGCCATTCGTAAATGTGTACGTAAGGAACATGTGCTTCACTGGTCCAAAGTCTCGGACACAGTAATATGCATGGGGATAGATCAACATAGCTACGATATAAATTTCGAGTTCCTAAAGGAGTACAAGTATAAAATCTTTGTTGTGGACGAACCGGTCTACAGCCATGTTTGTCAACCGGATAAGATGTCGCCCTTAGAGGCTCACCAAGGTTTTCAGGAGTCGTATCAACCAGATATACTTCTATACTCCTGCAAAAGAGAACTACACCTCTCCCCAGTCAACGGTTTGTTTTGGACTAACTTAATAGACCACTATATCCTAAAGAAGAGGGGGTTGGATGTCAATACCCCTTGGGCTGAATATCGTAACCAAATTCCTCAGAAGCAGTTACTGGGAGTCGTGGCCTATTCGCAAGGTTCAGTCAACTACTGGCCGGGAAGAGGAGCGTCAATACAAGCGGTTAGGGACGCTGCCGATGAATTACCCATCTGTCTTAGGGAGTTGGTGCAGAAGGGGGAAACAAGTTATATTAAGGTCACAGACTTAGTGCAAAAGAGTAGCTTTGTGTTTTTACCTACCCATGCCGTTCCGTTTCATAACCTCCGGTTCCTACATAGTTGGTGGCTAGGTAGTGTTCCTATTGTGGTTAATCAAGATGGGTGGCTAGATGATCCGCTTATAGGGAAGTTATACGGCGATTTCGTGGACAAACACAACTACAAAACATGTATCTTAACGTCTCCCGACAAGCTAAAGGAAGACCTAAAGAAGTATATAGTTGATAGAAAACAGTTATCTCACCTGCTGTACAACATAAAACACCTAGATATGACAGAGTTTGGCTGGAAGAATGTAATGCAAACCCTTTATAACGAAATACTTCGTGTCAGGAGCGACAACGATGATTAAAGTGGGAATAGTAGGATACGGGACTATAGGTAAAAGGGTGGCGGATGCCGTACTCTTGCAGGATGACATGGAGCTTACTGGGGTCACATCGCGTAATTTCAATTACAAAATCAGGACAGCGATAAAGAAGG